TTAAGGCAAGTATGATATAGTATTAAAAAAATATGATGCTGTTAGTTGGGGAACACAGCATTGTTTAAAAGGGTAGTCAGAAATGGCTACCTTTTTTTTATTACCTTTATTGAAATAAAAAACTAAATTAATTACGTTATACTATTATGAAATTTGAATTAACAATACCAAGCAGTTTATCTGAGATATCATTGAAGCAATATAAGAAGTTTCTAAAAATACAAGAAAGCAATGAAGATTCATATTTCCTGCAATGTAAAATGATAGAAATATTTTGTAACCTAGATGCCAAAAGTGTTAGACTTTTAAAACTAACTGATGCTGACAGGGTTGTTCAAATTATCAATAAGATGTTTGAAGAAAAACCTCAACTGATAAGAACCTTTAAATTAGGTGGCATTGAATATGGGTTAATTCCTAACCTTGACGAAATTTCATTAGGTGAATATGTAGACTTGGATACTTATATGGGTGATTGGCAGAATATGCAAATAGCAATGAACGTATTGTTTAGACCTATCAAAGAAAAGATAGGTGATAAATACCTTATAAAAGATTATGATGTTGAATCTAAAGATTTGCTGCAGGAAATTCCAATGGATGTAGTATTTGGTGCAGTTTTTTTTTTGTACAATTTAGGAATCGACTTGTCGAAAGTTATGATGGATTATTTGGAGGACAATCAAATGGACAACTTGATGGAGCAACAAATTTTTCAAGAAAGTATGGATGGTATCAAAGCATCTTCGCTGCACTCGCTCAAAGTGATGTTAGACGAATTGAAGATATCACTAAATTAAATGTACATAAATGTTTATATGCTTTAGAATTTATGAAAGAAAAATCAGAACTAGAAGCAAAACAAATTAAAAATAAATTCAAATGAGCAATCAGGGAATAAGGGGTTTTTACCAATTAACTGAAACAATTAAATCACAGTTATTATTAGATATAAATATTAACACAGTCACTACAGGCGATGTAAGCGATGTTAATCTACATAAGCAGGATATATTCCCATTAGGACATATCATTGTAAATAACGTAGTTGTAAATGAGCAGACATTGGATTTTAATATAAGTGTATTGGCTTGTGATATTGTAAATCAATCAAAGCTAGAAACAGAAGATATTTTTACAGGCAATAATGATGTTCAGAATATTTTAAACACTCAACTAGGGGTCTTAAATAAGCTGATACAGAAGTTAAGAATGGGTAACCTACATACAGATATGTATCAATTAGATGGTAGTCCAAGTCTTGACCCATTTTATGACAGATTTGAAAACCAATTAGCAGGATGGACTGCAACAATGAACATACAGATTTATAATGACATTTATATTTGCTGATGGAATTTAATGAGGTAGATAAAGAATTAAAGAAGTTTGGTAATTATATTATTCAGCAGTCAAGGAGCAACCTTACAAAAGGAAAACGTAACTACACTAAAGAACTTTATAATTCATTGAGTTATAAATTAGAAGAATCAGGTGATGGTTTTATCATTGATTTTTTTATGGAAGATTATGGTGCATTTCAAGACCAAGGGGTTAAAGGTGTTAAAAGTAATTATATTGAAAATAAAAATTCACCATTTTCATACAAAGCAAGTAGTAATTTAAAAGGTTTAGAATATAAGACAAAGATATTTTCTAAATGGGCAAAATACAGAAAGCTGCAGCCTAGAGATAAAAAAGGAAGATTTGGAACATATGAATCAATGGGGTATATCTTAGCCAATAGCATAAAGAATAAAGGTATAAAAGCAACAATGTTTTTTAGTAAGCCATTTGAAGCAGCATTAGAAAGGTTACCTGTTGAATTGGTTAATTCATTTTCATTAGATGTTGAAAAATCAATATTATTAGCACAAAAAAATTAAAATATAATGGCAGATATAGCATTAAGAAGTCCACAATTTAAGCATAAAGAAATTCCTGCATCAGGAGTATTATCAACTGTTTGCACGGTGGCTATTGATGGAACTTTAAGATATACATTAATTAAAAATGTAGCACCATCAACATCAGTAAATTTTGATATATCAGAACTAGCTAGAGATTATTTAGAAATAGAATATAAGACTGATTTTATTGCACAATATGTGGATATTGTAACAACATTAACAAATCACGCAGGGTTAAATGGAACTGCTACAGTAGTTGGTTCTGCTACAACTTTTACTGACAGAGGTTTTGAATCATATGGAACTTTTACAGAAAACTCTAATCCTGAGGTATATCAAACACGACCTAGATTTTTAATAGCAGATGAAATTAATTCATTTCAAACTTTTAATATTACAGTATTAGCACCAACAGGGAAGGCTGTTATATTGCCAAATGTTGATAATGGAGGTGTTTTATCAGCGCTTATATTAAGTGGGTCTACAAATAGTACAGTTTGGAATGGTGTTACTGCAACAGTTAAAAGAATAGATTGTACTAAATATGGTGATGGAAAAAAAGTTATATTCATTAACAAATATGGAGCACAACAAGAACTTTGGTTTTTCTTAAAAAATACAAATTCATTAGCAAGAACAAATGAGGGGTATAAATCAAATACGATAACATACTCAACAGATAATCACGCAACATATTCAAATAAAAATGCACCAAATAAAGTATTTAATACTCAAGGAAAAAGAACACATAAATTAAGTAGTGGGTTTTACCCTGAATTTGCAAATGAATTTTTTGAGCAGTTACTATTATCAGAATATGTATGGATGGAAATACCAAGCAGGGAGGATAGAAGGGTTAATATTACTACTCCTGTAAAAGTTAAAACATCATCAATGGCATTTAAGACTTCTGTGAATGATAGATTGATAGAATATACAATTGATTTTGAAGAAGCATATGATTACATAAACAACATACGATAGATGCAAAAACTACAATTATACATTGAAGGTCAAAGGGTAGATTTGTTTAAGGATGAAAATGTTTCATTTACCCAAACTTTGCAGAATGTAAAAGACATAGGGAAGATATTTACTGAATTTACCAAGACCTTTGCTGTACCTGCTTCTAATGTAAATAATAAAATATTCAAACACTTTTATAATTTTGATGTATCAAGTGGTGATACTACTTTTGCATATGATGCAAGAAACAAACAACCTGCAACCTTAGAATTAAATGACCTACCTTTTAAAGAAGGTGCTATTAAATTAAATGGGGTTAAGTTAAAAAACAATGTAGCACATACTTACAATATTACATTCTTTGGTAATACTGTAAATTTAAAAGATATTCTAGCAAAAAGCCAATTGTCATCATTATCAGGATTAGCACAACACAATCAAATTTATAGCTATTCAGATGTAGTTTCAGCAATGCAATCAACTCAAAGTAGTGGTGATATAATTGTACCTTTGATTACCCATACAAATAGATTGATTTATGATTCTAGCAGTCATATTGTTTTCCCACCTGACCCTGATTTAAAGATAAGAAATTTATACCCACATACATCATCAACCCATAATGGTGTTGAATGGAATCAGTTTAAATATGCTATAAAAGTACAAGCAATTATAGATGCTATTCAAGCAGAGGTTTTTGTTGGTGGTCAAACACTAACCTTTTCAGATGACTTTTTTAATAATGCAACAAATGATGATTTTAACAATTTGTATTTATGGCTTCATAGGAAAAAAGGTTCAGTAGATGCACCATCACAAGTGTTACAAAACTTTACACAAGTTACAGAATTAGGAACAACAGTTTGTGTACCAACTTCAAATTGCCAACCATCAACATCAAATGTTTCAAATGGTATTCTAGCTTTAACAGCACAATCACCTTATAGTATATCTTTTTTAAACTTAAATGTAACACCTCCAAATAATACAGATGCTTATATTATTAGAGTTATAAGGGATGGCTCACAGATAGTTAGTGAAGTAACAGGAACAGGGGCAAAACAATTAATTGTAGTTCCGTTTAATGATAGCACCTACACAGTTCAAATTGCATCATCTACAAATATGCTTTTTGCTATTGGAAATATACAATGGACTGTAAGTTGGACTACAGGAACAATTGGAGGGCTTGGAACAAATGGTCAAATGATTTATTCTAATGCATCAGCATTTCAAACAACTGCTTTTATTGATTTTAATATTAATGAACAGATGCCTAAAATGTCTATCATTGATTTCCTTACAGGGCTTTTTAAGATGTTCAATTTAACTGCTTATGTAGATAATTTAGGGGTTATTGTAGTTAGAACTTTAGACAGTTATTATGCAGCAGGTTCAGCAGAACCAATTAATATTGATAGGTATTTAGATACAAAAACTTCAACTGTGAATGTTGCATTGCCTTTTAAAAACATAGACTTTCAATATAAGGGACTAGGAACGCTATTAGCGAAACAATTTGAACAAATCAATAACTTAGGGTGGGGAACATTATCTTACAGCTTAGATGGTAACATTTACGATGCACCTACAAAAAAATATAAAATAGAATTACCTTTTGAGCATATGCAATATGAAAGGCTTTATGATGTTCAGGGTGGTGCTTCTACGACTGTACAATATGGTTTTTTTGTAGATGATAATTTAGAACCTTATTTTGGAATGCCTTTATTATTTTACCCAATAAGACAAATTAACGAAACAGCAATTAGAATTAGAGATACAGAATCTACTAATGTTTCAGACATTGATGATTATTTTATTCCATCAAATGCTGTAGCTTTAGAATCTAGCACAAGCAAATCAAATATACACTTTGGTAATGAGATTAACGAATACCAAGCAAATGAGGTAGGGGACCCATTATCTTTTACTGATACTTTATTTGAAACTAATTACAAGACATACATTCAGAATGTATTTAATGTCAGTAGAAGAATAACAAAAGTTACTGCATACCTACCTATGAAGATTTATTATAATTTACAATTGAATGATTTGATTCAATTAGGGCAAAACAATTATAAAATAAATTCTTTAACTACTAATTTAACAACAGGGAAAACAGAATTTGAATTATTGAATGATGTTAAACAAGCAGACTTAATTGTATCAGTTCCTACAACACCAACAAATTTAGTTGCTTCTAATAATTCATCATCAGGCTTTACAATAACTTGGGATGCTTCTACATCACCTAACGGAACTACTATGAGTTATTATGTACTATTATTAAATGGCGTTGCTGTAGGAGGTGCTTTGGCATATCCATTAGCATCTACTTATTCTGATGATGTTACAGGTTTAAATCCACAAACAGGATATCCTGTTACAGTTATTGCTTATGATATAAATGGTAATCAATCCCTAGCATCTAATATTTTACAAGCATATACAACATAAAAAATATGATAAAAAATATAATTGATTTACTGCAAATAGTAAAAGGGGAAACCGAAAATATAAGAATTGCACAAGGGGAATACAAATTAGCAGAATCAATTTCTGAAGGCATTAAGCAAACAAAAACGAAAATAAGATGGCGAAAAAAATAGAAATTGAATTTGAGTTAAAATACAAAGAAGCAGTAAAAAACTTAGATGAATTTCAAAAGGAATTTTCTAAGCTAGAAAAAGATGTAGAATCTGCAAATAAAAAAACTGCTGATGCTTTAAAGAAAGTAGAGAAATCTGCAGAAGATGGTGCTAAAGGAATTAAGAAAGTAGGAACATCAGTTAAAAATATAGCAAAAGTAACAGGGGTTATTTTCTTATTACAAAAGGCGTTTGAATTTGTTTCTTCTGCAATACAAGAAAACCAAGAAGTGATGGATGGTTTAAATACCATTTTCACAACTGCACAAATTATATTTAATGAAATTGTAGGTGTTTTTGTAGATGTTTATAAAAGTGTATCATCAGCAACAGAAAATTTTGATGCTTTAGGAAAGGTAGTAAGTGGAATTGTTACAATAGCATTAACTCCAATGAAACTAGCTTTTTATGGAATTACATTGGCAGTTCAAGAAGCACAACTAATGTGGGAAAAATCTATTTTTGGTGATGGTGACCCTGCTACAATAAAAGAATTAAACCTTGCAATAACAGAAACAAAAGCAGATATTTTAGAAGTTGGCCAAGCTGCAGTAAATGCAGGAACTGATATTGTAGATAATTTTGGGGAAGCAATTACAGAAGTTTCTGAAATAGGTACAAAGGTTGTAGATGGTTTAAAAAATGTAAGTATAGAAGCAGCATTAGAAACTGCTAAAACAAACCAAGCATTAAAAAAGTCAGCACAAGTTGCAGCAGCAGAATCTAGGATATTATTAGAACAATATGATAGACAAGCAGAAATACAAAGGCAAATTAGAGATGATGAAACCAAAAGTATTGAAGATAGAAAAAAAGCCAATGATGAATTAGCTGTTATTCTTAACAAGCAAGAAGAAGAAATGACTAAGAATGCTGAGTTGGTAAAAGCAGCAGCACAAGCACAGTTTGATTTAACAGGTAAGACTGAAGATTATGTTGCAGTATTAGAAGCAGAGGCAGAGGTTCAAGCAGTAGCAGCAACTGTTACAGGGTTTAGGTCAGAACAACAAATAAATAAAAATGCATTAGATAAAGAAGGTATAGAATTAACAAATGCAAAGTTAGAAAGTGAATCATTGCTTTCAATAGAGCAAAAAAGATTTAATGCTGAACAGATAGAAGACGAGTTAGCTAGATTAGAAGCATTGCAAGAAATTGATGTACTAGAAGCAGAACAGGAAGCTGTAAGGTTACAAGCTATCGTTGATAATGCAAATGCAGGTACTCAAGCTAAAATAGATGCACAGATAGCATTAGACCAATTTACAGAACAATCAGAGCAAACAAGTGTAACAAGGGCAAAGCAAATATCTGATGCAAAAATAAAAATTGCAAAAACAGAAGCACAAGCAAAAAAAGATAACTTAGATAAAACTGCTGCAGTATTAGAAAACTTTAGCAATATAGCAGGAAAAGAAACAGTAGCAGGAAAGGCTTTTGCAGTAGCTGCAGCAACTATAAACACTTATAGAGGTGTATCAGATGCATTAGCTGCAACAACAGTAACACCATTTGAAACTGCATTAAAATTTGCAAATGCAGCAGCAATTGGTATTTCAGGAATAGCAAACGTAAAAAAAATATTAAGTGTTCAATTACCACCTGTAACAGGGGGGGGTTCAACACCATCAGGTAGTCCATCACCTGCACCTTTGTCAATTCCTCCTGCATTTAATATAGTAGGAGCAAGTGGAACAAATCAATTAGCAGATGCAATAGGTGGTCAATCTCAACAGCCTGTTCAAGCATTTGTTGTTTCAAGTGAAGTAACCACATCACAAGAATTAGATAGAAACATTATTGATGAAGCATCTATTGGTGGTTAAATTCAAATGTAAATTCAAAATTAAAAATTAAATACGTTATATTATTATGAGAATAGTTGAATTAATATTAGACGAAGAACAAGAAGAAAGTGGAATTGAAGCGATATCAATTGTAGAATCACCTGCCATCGAATCAGACTTTGTTGCTTTAAAAACTGAAGAAATAAAGTTAGCAGAAATAGACAAAGAAAAAAGAATCTTATTAGGTGCTTTATTAATTCCAAACAAACCAATTTATAGAAAAGGTTCTGAAGGTGAATATTACATTTTCTTTTCAAAAGATACTATTTCAAAAGCATCACAGATGTATTTAAGAAATGGATATCAGAATAACTCAACTTTAGAACACAATGAAAATTTAAAAGGTTTGACCTTAGTTGAATCTTGGATAGTAGAATCTGAGGTACAAGACAAGTCAAGAAAGTATGGATTAAATGTACCTATTGGAACTTGGATGGGTGCAGTAAAAGTTAATAATGAAGAAATTTGGAATGAATATGTTAAGACAAATAAAGTTAAGGGTTTTTCTATTGAGGGTTATTTTGCAGACAAAATGGAATCTCCTAAAGAAGCAGTTAAAGAAGATATGTCAAGTGAAATTGATAAAAAGACGTTATTAAAAATAAAAGAAATTTTAACTTCTAATTAATGGGCAGAAATACAAGTAATAAAAAAACTTTTATACCATCTAGAACAAGTCCAACAGGGGGTTCTAGGGCTTGTTTATGTTGGGACACAAATAAGTATTCTATTGAATGCTGTGATGGTTCTATGCAAGCACAAGGGATAGGAGTTATAACAAGAACAGACTGAAAATGCAAAAAGTAAATTAATAATCGTTATATAAATAATATGAAATCAACTGAAATGTTAAATCAAATTAAAACGCTTCTAAACATCGAGGTAAAACTTGAAGAAACGAAGCTAGAAAATGGCACAGTAGTAAGTGCTGAATCATTTGAAAAAGGAAAAGAAATTTTTATCGTAACTGACGATCAGAAGGTAGCAATGCCTGTGGGCGAATACTTACTAGAAGATGGTCGATTAGTGGTTGTAGAAGAAGAAGGTACAATTGGAGACATTAGAGAAGTATCAGATGAAGTTCCTGCAAAGGAAACAGAAGAAGGTGAAGAAATTACTGAAGATTTAGAAGAAGAAGAAAAAAAAGAAGAAGAAGAAATGGCAGATGTTGCAGATTGGGAAGGGATGGAAAAAAGAATCCAAAACCTAGAGGATGCGATTGCAGATTTAAAATCTGACAAGGAAGGTAAAATGGAAAAAGAAGATGAAGTTGAAATGGAAGAACAAGCATCTAGACAGCCTAAATCAAGAACAATAAAAGAAGAATTTTCTGAAGAAGTTTCTGAAGAAGTTAATCAAGAAGTTAAAACTGAATTATCAGAACCTGCTTCTAAGCCAATAAAGCACAATCCTGAAGGGGAAAGCAAACAAATGAAAAAAGTTGAATTTGGAAAAGGTAAATTCACTTCAACACTAGACAGAGTTTTAAACAAATTAAATAAATAAAATAGAATGAGTAAATTAAAAAACGTAGAATTAGCTACTACAACAAACATCAGTACATCTTATGCAGGACAATTTGCAGGGGAGTACATTGCTGCAGCTTTATTGAGTGCATCAACTATTGATGATGGAGGAATCACAGTAAAATCAAACATTTCTTTTAAAGAAGTAATCAAGAAATTAGCAACAGATGCAATCGTAACTGCTGCAGATTGTGATTTTAGCCCAACATCAACTATAACATTAACTGAAAGAATTTTACAGCCAACTGAATTACAAGTTAATTTGCAGTTGTGTAAGTATGACTTTGTAAACGATTGGGAATCACAGCAAATGGGCTATGGTTTAGGACAGTCTTTACCTCCAAAATTTGCAGACTTTATGATTGCTCACGTTGCTGCTGAGGTTGCACAAAATACTGAGTTTAACATTTGGCAAGGAGATACTGCTGCTGCATCTAAAAATTCATTTGATGGATTTGAAAAATTAATCGCTGCTGCTGTAACTGCAGGAGATGTACCTGCAGGTCAGGCTTTAACATCTGTTGCATTAACTGCTGCTAACATCGTAGAAAAATTATCTGATGTTGTTGAAGTTATTCCTGCTGCATTATACGGAAAAGAAGATTTATTCTTATACATTTCATCTAAAGCTGCAAAACTTTATGTTCAAGCATTAGGAGGTTTTGGAGCACAGGGGCTTGGGGCAAATGGTGTTCAAGGAATGGGGACACAATGGTGGAACAATGGGTCTTTAACTGTAAACGGAGTTAAGATATTTGTTTGCCCGGGATTATCTGATGACAAAATGTATGCTGCACAGAAAAGCAACCTATACTTTGGCACCGGATTACTAAACTCAACTCAAGAAGTTAAGGTTTTAGATATGGCAGATTTGGATGCTTCAAACAATGTTAGAATGGTAATGAGATTTACAAGTGGTGTCCAATTTGGAATTGCTTCTGACATCGTATCATACGCATA